GCATGTGCCGGCAAATAAAGGCAAACAAATGAGTGCAGAACAATATGCAAAGTGTAAAGGAACAATGTTTAAAAAAGGCCATAGCCCACAAAACTACAGGCCGGTAGGTAGTGAGAGAGTAAATGTTGATGGCTATATTGAAATAAAAGTTAAAGATCCAAATAAGTGGGACCTTAAACACAGAGTGATATGGGAAGAGCATAACGGAGAAATACCACAAGGTAAGTTAGTGATATTTAGAGATAATAATCCTTTGAATTGTAATATAGATAATTTGCTGCTCATCAGTAAAGGTGAAAACATGAAGATGAATAACATTGGTGCCTGTAAATACAAAGGATTGGAAAAAGAGATTTTATTAAATACTATAAGGCTAAAAAATGCCATTAAGAGTAAGTTGAATAAAGAAGGAGGAAAATATGTTTGTTGAGATATTGCCGGATAAAGATATTGAGGAGTTTGAAAAGTTTGGGTTTAAGCAATGTGCAAATGATAATAAATGCTATTATTTGTGTATAGAGAAAGATAAGGCTGTATTTTTTGTAGATGAATCCGATTTTAATGTAGAAATTTGGGAAGAAGATGACAGTCGCATACATAAAGAGCCAAATCTTAGCTTTACTGCAGGGTATACATGTTTGCAAGTGCTTTACAGATTACTGGAGGATGGCCTGCTTAAATTTGATTGAGGCAAAAATATGATTGAAGATATAGCAAAAAGAATTTTAAAACATTATGGTACTCCGCATCAAAAGGCTAAAACAATAGAAGAGTTAGCAGAGCTGATTGTAGCGTTACAAAAAGACTTGTTGGCATGTAAAAAAGAATTATCAAGAGAAACACTTGAGGAAGTAGCTGATGTTCAAATTATGTTGATGCAGCTCTTGGATAAAGATGATGATAAAAAGGCAGTAAATGATTTAATACTTTACAAATTAGAAAGACAGATACAGAGAATTGAGAAGGAGAAGGAATGAACAGAGTAATATTGATGGGGAGACTAACAAGAGATCCTGAGGTGAGATATTCAAGCGGTGAGAATTCAATGGCAGTAGCAAGATATACTTTGGCCATAGACAGATCTGTAAAAAAGCAAGGTGAACAGTCTGCGGACTTTATAAACTGCGTAGCCTTTTCAAAGGCAGCAGAATTCGCAGAGAAGTATTTCAGGCAGGGAATGAGAGTATTGGTATCAGGAAGACTGCAGACAGGCAACTATACGAACAAAGATGGACATAAGGTATATACAACAGATGTAATCTTAGATAGCCAAGAGTTCGCAGACAGCAAGGGAGAGAATATTAAAGGGATGAGTAATCATAACAGCTCCGGAATAGATGCAGATGGATTTATGAATATTCCGGATGGAGTTGATGATGAGGGATTACCGTTTAATTAAAATCACAGGAAGGAAAGAATATGTTTATTAAGCAATCAGTATTTGAGAAGTGTATAAAGAAAGCATATAAGTATGATGCATTGAGAATATATAAAAGTGAAGATGACGACTTGATTATAGATACTCCAAATTGGACGCTAGGAATACGCAAAGATTTTATAACTAAAGAAGTCAAGGGAGCCTTGGTAAAGCTTGTAGGAGATTTACCGGAGCGAACAGAGTCTATATTGTATGGCAAAGGTGGAAATATGCAATATGAGATTTCAGAAATGATAGATACATCAATACTGAACAATGATTATACAAAAGATAGGGAATATAGTCCTTATATTGTCTCCAATGTAACTATAGAAAAGACATACAGAGTAATTCAGTCTGAAAGTGATATAAGCATAATAAGAATGTTTGAGCAGGAATATTTGAATTTGATTGAAAGAAGTCTTGTGGATATTAAAGGTGGAGAGACAAGTGTTGAAGGACCTATCAGTAATGACGAGGGCTCAAGCCTCAGATGGTATACGAATGTATGTGCATTGGAGATAAAACGCAGTGTAGCAGAAGATTATACAAATGAACTGATAGAGACACTTAAGAAAATAAAACTTGAAAAATGTGAGGAGTAGGTATGGCAATTCAAAAAGATATAGTAATCAACAGGAAACAATATCAGTCCATCAAAAAGATGGATCATAATCAGATGAACTTGTACATACAAAGCATTTATAAAAGCGCTTTTGAAGATGGCAAGGCAGCAGTACCGGGAATGGATATAAAATGTATTGATGCAGTGCTGAAAAATATAAAGGGTATTGGAGAAAAGCGGGCAGCAGAAATAGTAAAAGCACTTGAAGTAGAATTGTCCAAAGAGGGTAAGTGATATATGAATACTTTGTTGTAGGGAGGTGATGCAATATGAATTCAGCAAAGGCGGAATTGATGGAAGTAAGAAGGCTTTGCCTAAAAATCTATCAATTAACGAGGGAGAAAGAAGCTTTACTGGGAATTACAAAAAAGACAAGCTCAAATGAAAGAGTACAGACATCCGCCGGGAATGGAGGAATAGAGGCTGTAGTGGTGGAACGTGAAAGAATACAAAAGAATATTGACAAGACTGTCAGTCTATACATGAATAAGAGGCAGCAGATAATAGATAGAATACATAGAACTGACAAAGAAGCATATATACAAGTGCTTTATAAAAGATACATAGAGGGAAAGAAATATGAAGAAATGAAGAGAGAGATGCATTATGAGGTGTCGTATTTAAAAAAATTACATGGTAAAGCACTGAATGCTTATACAAATGTTATGGATAAAGAATAGCGACATAGGCAGCAGGTGAGAAAAGTTGTCCCACTTTTGTCCAAAATTTTGTGCTACAATGTTAGAGTAACAAGAACAAAAGTGATTGTTCCTACTTTTTCATATGTAACTCCTGAAGAGCTCTCATTATATGAGGGCTCTTTTACTGTACAATTGTAAGAATAATTGCAGTATTTATATGAGAAGATAGAAAACAGTCAGCGAAAAGGCCTAAGGTACTTCCTAGGGGGTATCCCCTATGCGGGGCAAAGAGGCGCAGTCAATTTGGCTTTAAAAAATGCAAAAAAAATGGGATTTCCTTCCCTTGGAAAGGAGGGGTAATGGGAACTGATGATAGTTAATCAAAAAGAACTGGCAGAGTGTCTTGGAGTAGAGCCAAGGACTATAAGAGATTTGACTAAGAAATGTGGAATATTTGAAAGAAATGAGTCGGGAAAATACGAGTTAAGTACATGTATAAAAGAGTATATTGAATATAAATTGGACTTAGACTCGAGCAGGGCGAAAGGCTTGAATTTAGAGGCTTTAAAGGCAAGACATGAAGAAATAAAGATACAGATGAGTATGGAAAAACTCAAAGAGTACAAGGCAGAAACCCACAGGTCAGAGGATGTGGAAGAGTTCCTGTCAAATATGCTTGTAAGTTTCAAAAATAAGCTGTCAACATTGCCCTCAAAATTGGCCATGGAGATAATGGGAGAGACTGATACCAATGCTGCAATAAAGAAGGTAGAAGAGGAAATAGACATGGCTTTGAATGAACTTTCCGGATACGATCCGAACAAGATTAGCAGGAAAAGAAAAAATGTTGAATTGGATGAAGATTTAGAAGAAATAGAGGAAGAAAATGACATCAAGAGAGAAAACAAAAAGGTTGTTTCAAAAAGTAATAAGCGAAACACTAAAACCTCAAAATCCACTAAGCGTAAGCCAGTGGGCAGAAAGGTACAGAATACTTGATTCCAACTCCAATTTAGCCGGTAAATGGTCCAATGATGTGACACCATACCTTGTAGGAATAATGGATGCTTTCAATGATGTAAATATCAGAAAGATATTCTTTTGTAAGGCCAGCCAGATAGGTGGAACCAGCGCAATGGTAAATATGATTATGTATATCATTATGCAGACTCCGGCACCAACGATGATAGTCTATCCAAGTGACGATCTGGCCAAGAATATATCCAATGACAACTTAAAGCCTGCATTCAGACTTGTGCCGGAAATAAAGAAGATATTCAAAGAGACAAAATCAAAGGAGCTGGAGCTTAGATTTACTCATATGCCTATATATCTTACAGGAGCAGGTTCTCCAAGTAAGTTGGCTTCCAAGCCTATAAAGTATCTGTTCTTTGATGAGATAGATAAAATGGGTGGTGCTACTAAGAAAGAGGCAAGTCCTTATAATTTGGCACTGGAGAGAACGAAAACCTTCAGGCCGACTGAAAAGGTATTTGCTGCAAGCACTCCTACTATCAAGAGTAATTATATCTGGGAATTACATGATGGAGCGGATGAAGTAAAGCATTACTTTGTTCAGTGCCCTCACTGTGGAGAGTGGATAGAGTTTGTATTCGATCAGATAAAGTTTTGTAAAGATGACGAGAAGAAGATGAGCAACTACGAAAGGGCGCAGACTGCAAAGTATGTATGTCAGGAATGTGGCTGTTTCATTACAGATTCAGACAAAATGAAGATGCTTAGAAGTGGTGAATGGAGAGTTGTGAAGAAGAGAGGTAATGGAGTTACTGCAAAGAGTGTAGGATTTTGGATAAGCTCCCTTTACTCAGTATTTCTTAAGTGGTCAGACATAGTTGAAGAGTTCTTGGATAGCTATAAAGATCCTGAAAAACTTCAAAACTTTACTAATTCATGGCTTGGAGAAGCCTGGGAAGACACTAGAATTGCAACAAGTAATAAGCTTGTACTACAAAGGCAAACTGACTTGGAAGAGTTTGTTGTTCCGGAGTGGGCGAGAATGCTTGTAGGTGGAGTAGATGTGCAGCAGGATTCTTTGTATTTTACTATAAGAGCGTATGGAGCTTATACAACCAGTCAAAATATTACACATGGCCAAGTACGAAGGTTTGCAGATATTGCAAGAGTTATGAACGATACATATAAGCGAGAGGATGGAGTAAATATGATAGTCGCACTGTGTCTTATTGATAGTGGATACAGGCCTGATGATACATACGACTTTTGTATTGAAAACAGAGATTGGGCAATACCGGTAAAAGGCTCATCAAGCCCTATGGATTCAAGGTATAGATTTAATAAAGTGGATAAAAAAGGGTATGGACTGCAGCTGGTAGTGTGTGATGGCGGAGCCTTTAAGGATTCTATAGCTGTTAGGCTGCAAAAAGAAAATGGTCCGGGTTCTTTCATGGTATATAAGAATTGTGATGAAAACTATGCGAATCAATTAAGCTCTGAGCAAAAGGTTATGGTAAGAACATCTGCAGGCAATGTGATGAGGTGGGTACCGAAGAGATCTCATATAGATAATCACTATTTAGACTGTGAAGTATATGCTATGTGTGCAGCGGAGATAATGGGAGTTAGAAGTTTAAGAGAAGATGGACATGATGAAGAAAAACAGGAAGAAACAAGTGATTCTGCAGATAATACAAGTTCCGACTGGATTACAGGTGGAAATAAAGGAGGTTGGTTGTGATGGATAGACCAATGACAAATGAAGAGCAACTTATAGAGATTGACAATGCAATATCATCAATTTTGAGAACAGGACAAAGTTATAAGATAGGTTCAAGAACTCTGACAAGAGCAGACCTTGGAACACTTAGAGCTATGAGAAAAGAATTGCTGATTGCTTCAGAAGACAATGGAACTGATTTATTTAGCAATACCTTTGTAGCAGTATTTGATAGGAGGTAGGAATGAATTGGCTAGATAATTTAATTGGCTTTTTTTCGCCGGCATGGGCATATAAAAGGCAGGCATTCCGTACAGGCCTGGATGAAATAAGGTCAGGATATTATGACAGTGCTGATTCGTCAAGAATGAATAGAAACTGGGCTGCAAATAATGCACCGGCAGTAATGACGGACAGTTTCTCAAGGGATAACATAAGAGCCAGGGCAAGAGACCTTGAGAGAAATTCAGATATTATGAATGCAATACTTAGCGCATACAACAGAAATGTAGTAGGCGAAGGATTTACTCTACAGGCAAGGACTGACAGTGAGGAACTCAACAACAAGATTGAAGAGCTGTGGAGAGTTTGGACTAAGAAAAAGAATTGTGACATCTCTAAGAATCAAAACCTGATTCAAATGCTTAGGATGATAGAGAGAAGAAAGAGGGTAGATGGAGGAATTCTTATACAGAAATGCTATACAGATGATGGAGAACTGCCACTGAAGCTTTCATGCCTTGAGGTGGATGAGATAGATAAGGATGTTATGAGTCCACACTATGAGGGAAATAAAGTAGTGGACGGTGTAGAAGTAAATGAATATGGAGCAGCTGTAGGGTATCATATCAGAAGATACAGTAAGGATGGATACTTACTGGAAGAACCACACTTTGTAAAAGCTGAAGATATGATATTTGTTTTCTCAAAGACAAGACCTTCTCAAGTAAGGGAGATGAGTGACCTCAACCCTACTTTGCTTAGGGTAAGGGATATCACTGAATTTATGACAGCTGTATCCGTGAAACAGAGGATTGAAGCCTGTATGTCTGTATTTATCAAAAAGGGTGCAGCGGATGAGCTTGGAAGAGGTATAGTAAAGTCAAACAATCAAGCCGGATATGATGGTAAGTTGTTGTCTCCGGGAATGATTAAAGTATTAAATCCGGGAGAAAGTATAGATGTAGTCAATCCGAACGGTCAGGCGGCAGATGCAACATCCTACATAAAACTTCAAAATCAGTTGCTTGGAGCAGGACAAGGACTTAGTTATGAGGCTACCACAAGAGATATGAGTCAAACCAACTACTCAAGTGCAAGACAAGGATTAATAGAGGATAATCTTACATATGCAGAGGATAGACAGTTGTTAGGAGATTTGGTGGATGAAATATATGAGGCTTTTATTACTTGTGCAGTGTTATCTAAAAAGCTTGATATACCTGATTTTTTAGAAAATAAAGAAAAGTATTTTAAACATGAGTGGATACAGGCAGGAAGAAGGTGGATAGATCCACTTAAAGAAGCAAGTGCTATGAGACTTGGTATGGCGAGTGGCCAAAAAACTTTTAAGCAAATTGCAGCAGAGAACGGAAAAGACTGGAGAGAGCAAATAGAGGATATTGCAGAAGTTATCGCTTATGGTAATGATTTAGGAGTGGATCTTGGGCATATCCTATATGGAATAGATTCTAGGAGGGAAAATGGATAAAAATTTTGTAAGAGAGATAGCTATAAACGGCATCAGGCAGGTAAGCAGTGAAGATGATACTAAGGCTATAGAACTTAGCTTTTCGAGTGAAGAGCCATACCAAAGATGGTACGATCATACAGAAGTACTGGATCATAAGGGAGTGCAGCTTGATAGGCTGAATGATATAGGTGTGGTGCTGTATAACCATAATAGGGACAAGGTGATAGGAAAAGTAAAGAAAGCTTGGGTGGAAGATAGCCGAGGCCTTGCAATAATAGAACTTGATGATGATGAGTTCAGCACTGAAATATACAAGAAAGTTGAAAGCGGTACTCTTAAAGGTGTGTCAGTTGGCTATTCTATAGATACATGGGAAGAAGTAAAAGCCGGAAAAGAGTCAACGGATGGATTTGCCGGACCTTGTTATATTGCCAGAAAGTGGACACCTTATGAGATATCTATAGTATCTATTCCGGCAGATGGAACAGTTGGAGTTGGTAGATCTGAAGATGATACAGACAATGCGGATTTGAGTATATACGAGAATATAGTACAGTTTAATAAAAATAAGCTTGGGGTATAAAGTTGTCCCACTTTTGTCCGATTTTTTATGCTATATTGGTAGAGTGCTAGATGGGCGTATAGCACAAGATAGTTTATTGACATGATTATTCCTTTATAGAAAGCTTGAGGCTTATGTCTCAGGCTTTTTTGTTGGAAAAAATTAGAACTCTTAAGGTCAAATCCTTGGAGTTCTTGATTTAAATGTATTTGAAGAAAGGAGTCTTTTATGGGTGCAAAAGATGCATTGCGAAGACAACAGGAGCTTTTAGAAAAAGCTAAGGTGGAAGGTAGAGGATTGAACCCTGAGGAGCAAAGAGAGTTTGACAGTATGCAGGCTGTTATTGATTCTGCTTCTACAGAAGAAGATGTGGATGACTTACAGATAGAAAGAGAAAGATGTAAGCAGATTGTGGAATTGTGTAAGGATATGGAGCTTGATCCAACGGACTTTATTGCAAAGGGCGCAAGCATAGAATCTGTAAAAGATGCAGCTATACAGAAGCTTAGAAGTGAGAAAAAGCCGGTTACAGCTCAGCCAAGTGGTGATGTGGATTTGAAGGTTAAGACAGATGAAAGAGATAAGTATACCATAGCTGTAGTAGATGGAATGCTTTTAAAGAGCGGTCTATATGTGGACAAACCGGCTACAGGTGCAAATGATTTTAAGAGTATGTCTCTTAGAGATATGGCTATTCATGCCATGGCACAGGATGGAGAGAACTTAGATACTCTTATGAGAATGTCTCCAAGTGAGGTGTATGACAAGGTTACAAGAGCAGGATTTTATAATCCGACATCTGCATTTCCGGCTATCATGGATACAGCTATCAATAAAGCTTATAAGGATGAGTATACACTTGCTCCTACAACTTTTGAAAAATTTGTAAAGATTGGTTCTTTGTCGGATTTTAAGGCACATGATAATTACTGGGTAACAGGACCGGCAGGCGAGTTCAAGGAAGTGCCGGAGAATGGAGAAATTGAGGCGGATATTCCTAAAGATATGGCCAAGCCTAAGCGCCAGCTGAAGACATTTGCAAGACAGTTTTCTATGAGCAGACAGGCTTTCATTAATGATGATATCGGATTCCTTACTACAGTACCGGCAAGATATGCAAGAAGTGCAAAGACCACAATCAATAAGATGGTGTATAACGCACTATACAATGATGTAGTCATTTATGATGGATTACCATTGTTTGATGTAAGCCACAAGAACTCTTTAGCTGCAGGATCTGCTCCAAGTGCTGAGGTTATTAACAAGATGATTTTGGCATTAGCTACACAAAAAGATGAGTTTGGCCAGAGCATTGTAGTAAATCCTAGAACCATAGTAGCCCCTGTGGGATATGCTATGGATTTATATAAGATTTTCAACTCTCCAAGCATAAATACAGCAGGTAACACACAGGCGGCAAATCCGCTTTATCAGCTGAGAAATAACATCCAGATTGTAGAGGATGCAACTCTTAATGCATTGGCAGGAACAAATGCAGCACCTTGGTATTTATTAGCTGATGCTTCAGATGTAAATACTATCGAGGTGGATTTCCTTAATGGCCAGCAAGTTCCAACAATTAGAAGAATGGAAAATCCGGGAACACTTGGATTTGTGTGGGATATTTATTTTGATGTTGGAGTTACCGTGATGAACCATAGAGGTATTGTAAGAAATAAGGGTGTAGCTATAGCCGATCCGTTGGCTTAAGGAAAGGAGAGAGTATGGCAAATAAAGGTGCATATGTAAATACCGGAAATACTATCAATTATACAAACGATACAAATTCTAAGATTGAAGCCGGATCAGTAGTAAAAATAGGCGATATGGTAGGGATTGCTGCATGTGATATTGACGTGAAGTCACTTGGAGCGGTGAGTATCAGTGGTGTATATGATATTACAAAGAAAACAGGAGAAGCTATAGAAGCAGGCAAGCTTGTATATTACTCAACTGACGGCATTACAGCAACCGCCGGCAGTAATCCAAGAATAGGATATACCGTTGCTAAGGCACTTGCAGGAGATAAAACTGCAAGAGTAAGGTTGGGATAGTATGAAGTATAGAGCAAAGAGACATATACTGTACCTGGGGCATATGTATGCTCCGGGTGAATTTGTATTGACATCAGACATTGAATATTTGGAAAAACTTGTTGTAAACGATTCTGCAGAATGTGTTGATGATGAAGGAAATATAATCAGCCAAGCAGCAGTAAGCACTGAGAATAAGGAACCTATAGAAGAGCAATCTGAAGAGCTTCCATTCGGTGAGGAAGATCCGGCAGATGAAGTAAAGGAAGATGTCAGCAATAAGCCTATTGGAAGAAGCAGTAGGGCAAAATAATGAATGAATTTATGGAAGCTCTTAATGATGATATATCTAAGGTTTTCTTAAACCTAAATGAGTTTGCCTCTACACATAATATTGATGGTAAAGAATATAACATTATCATTGATGAATACGAGTTGAACGAACGAAACAAAGGTAGAGAAAAGGAGCTTATAGATGGAATCTATATAAGAGAGCTGCTTATATATGTGTCTAAGGATGAGTTTAAAAGGCTTCCAAGTATAGGTAGAATACTTTTTCTTGATAATGTGGAATATCTCGTTAAGGATGCACAAGAGGAAGAGGGAGTATTTGTTATTACACTGGAGAAGAATGTTCATTAATGGCTATTGAAGTAAGAGTTGATGAAAATGACTGGAGGAGACTTGAGCATACTCTTAAATATTTAGGGGAAGATACTGATAAAGGTCTTGCTAAAGTTGTAAATAAGACAGCAAAGGAAGCAAAGAAACTGCTTGCCAAGCAATCTAATTCTGAATATGCTACAACGGATCTAGGACTTAGAGGTTTTAATAACGCTATGAAGGTAAAAACAGCTACAGGAAAGAACCCTGTAGCTGAAATCATATCTAAGGATGGTAGCAGAGAGTTATATAAGTTTAAGGTATCACCAAAGACCGCAACAAGGAAGAATGGTAGAAGACCAAGGACATTTAAAGCAAAAGTCTTAAAAGCGAGCTCATTTAAAAAGATGCAGACTGCAGATATAAAGGCTTTTGTAACAACATTTAAGAGTGGTCACACAACATTGGTAGAGAGAACACCGGGTAAGAGGATGAGGAATAGAAGAGGTAACGGAATAACTAAGCATAATATGGCACTTAAGGCCTTGTATGCTGTACCTGTACCAAACATGCTTGCAGGTGAACATGGATATCTTAAGGCGAGTGCTATGATCGATGATGTGCTTCAAAGAAATATTGATATGGAAATAGAAAAACTTTTGGGAAGTGAAAGATGACGGTTTTTGATATTTATAAAGAGCTTGAGGATTTCCTGCATCCTATATTGGATGAAATGTACTTTGAAAGTCCAAGTAAGAAAAGAGTGAAGATAAATATATATGAGCAGAGCCTGCCACCAAAGCGTGATGATGAGGATGTAGAACCTTTTCCGTATCTAATCATTAAAGTACTTGGAGGCAAATTTCCAAAGGACTATAGAAGTGATACGGCCAAACTGAGAGTGATACTTCTGATAGGCATAATGAATACAGAAAAAGGATATACAGCATACAGGGATGTAATCGGTGTTATCGAAAGGATAAGACAGGAGTTCTTGAAAGTTGGACATTTAAAAACTTTTTCGCTTTGTGCTGATATTGACTTCTCGATGAATGAAGATGATGAGTATCCTTACAGCTTTGGAGGGATGGATTTAAGCTTTAGAAGCTTGGATGTGGTGAGAGAGGATGAATACACGTAATGGATGATAAGAAAGAAGATATTGTAAAAGAAGAGCCAAAAGTGGATGCTGCAGAAGAACCAAAAGAGGTTATAGAAGATAATACCGAAAGTGATGCAGCTTTAATAAATACTAAGCGTGAGAGGCTTTCAGATGTGGTCTATGTAGGTCCGAAAGTAAGCAGTGTTATACAGCAATTTGATACATTCAGTGGAAATGTTCCTGAAAGTATTGAGGAGTTTTCAAATAAATATAATACGATAAGGGCACTTTTTATACCGATTAGCGATTTTGCGAAGGCTTTTAGAGAGGTAAAAGAAAAAGGAAGTGCTCTTTATAATCTCTATATGAGAGCAAAGGAGGAGATAAATGACAACTTATAATCATGGTATAAGGGTAAAAGAGGGTGCGACACCTGTAAGTAAGCCGCTGCTTGGTACTGCAGGCCTTCAAGTTGTAGTAGGATGTGCACCGGTAAACCTTACAAAGGATCCATATTCTAAGACAAATAAGGTTATACTTTGTAACAGCTTTGATGAGTGTGTACAAAAGCTTGGATACAGTAATGAGATGGATAAGTATACTCTATGTCAGGCTATGTATGCTTCTTTCAAGCACTTTAAGATAAGCCCTGTGGTATTTATCAATGTACTGGATCCTAAGAAGCATAAGCAGACGGTAGCGGAAAGTACTGTCAATGTTGTAAATAAGCAGGCTATACATCCTGATACAGGCCTTTTGCTTGATAAGTTAGTGGTAAAGAATGCTGCAGCTACATTGGTTGCCAATACCGACTATATATTAAGCTTCAATGATGAAGGAAAGGCTGTAATATCACTATTGTCTACAGGCAGTGCATATAATGCCACACAGCTTAAGGTAAGCGGTGAGAAGATAGATCCAAGTCAGGTTACAGTTAATGATGTAGTTGGTGGATACAGTGATTCCACAGGAGAGAGTACAGGTATTGAGCTTATAAAGAGTGTATTCCCTAAGCTTGGAATTGTGCCGGGTACATTGCTTGCACCGGGATATTCATATAATCCGCTTGTTGCAACGGCTCTTGTTGCAAAATGTGAGGAGCTGAACGGAAAATTCAGAGCTATGGCTCTGATTGATATATCCTCAAGTACAGTAAAAAAGTACACAGATGTTCCAAAGGCTAAGTCTGATCTTGGTATCAAGTCACCTTTTGCAATTGGATTATGGCCAAGTTTGAAGGTGGAAAAGAAAGTGATTTCTTATTCAGCAATGTTTGGTGCTTTATGTGCTTATATTGATACTAAGAATGACAATATTCCTAGTAAGTATCCTTCAAATAAACCTCTGAATGTCGAGAGTGCTTGTCTTGCAGACGGCAGTGAGGTGCTTATTGATGAAGAGCAGGGTAATACTTTAAATGCAGTAGGTGTAGTAACAGTTATAAACCAAGTAGGATTACGTGCTTGGGGAAATAACACTATGGCCTATCCGGATGATATTGATCCTAAGAACAGATGGATTGCAATAAGAAGGTCTTTTAACTGGTATGCAAACGGATTTATAACAAGATTTATTGATGCGGTTGATGATCCTACGAGCTATAAGATAATTGAAGCCTTTCTTGATGCTGAGAATATGTTCGGTAACAGTATTGTAGCAAGAGGAGACTTTGCAGGAATAAAGATGGAATTCAGCATTGATGACAATCCGAGAGAATCAATACTGGCAGGAAGGATTAAATTTAAGGAGAAGATAGCTCCATTTATTCCGACGGAGTATATAGAAAATGAGGTTTCGTTTGATCCTAATATGATTGTGAATGCATTGGGAGGTAATAACTAATGAGTTTTCCAACAGTAATAAATAATTTTAATGTGTATGCAGGTTCAGATAGACTAATCGGTGTAACAGATGAAGTAAAACTGCCTGATATGAATGCTATAACTTCGTCTGTAAGTGGAGCAGGTATAGCAGGAACTATAGATATTCCGGTTGTAGGTGCGTATGAAAATATGGATATGGAAATACCATTCAGAGGACTTACTGCGGATATCTTCAAGATATTCAAAGTGGGGGAAACTGTAGATGTTACACTGAGAGGAGGATATCAGACTATTGACAATGAGAATGCCGGCATAGGCAAGAGCTCTATGAGAGTTATGGTCAGAGGCTTTGTAAAGAGCTTCTCTCCGGGAAGTGTTAAGATTAACGATCAGATGACATCCACTGTAACTATATCTATAGCGTATTACCTTGTAGATGTGGCAGGCAACAATGTCATTGAGCTTGATAAGCTTAACTCTAAGTGCGTGATCAATGGAGTTGACGTTCTTGAGGATATAAGAAGTTATATTTAATGTTTTGAGTCAGGTGTCTGTGGATACCTGACTTTTTTGTATAAGCATATGGGCGACATCACCGATATGGATTAAGACAGATGATAGGAGAAAAGATGAGTAAAGAAGTAGAAAAAGATATTGAAGTCGTAGAAAAGAATGATACCGCAGTAATTGTATTTGATGAGCCATACAAATGGGAAGGCCAGGAATATACAAGTGTAGATATCTCTAATATGAAAAATCTAAAGGGCATTGATCTTATAGAATCATTAGATAATGGTAACGGCCTATCTACAAGTGTAAATGGTGAATATAATATAAAAACTATTATGTCTTTAGTAAGCAAAGCTACAGGGATACCGGTTGAGTTCTTTGAATATTTGCCTATAAAAGAAGTTATAAAGATTAAGTATAAGGCTATACGTTTTTTATAAGAGTGGGCATAAGCCCTAATGACGGCAGGGTAGTAAGAAAGATAGCTATAAGATTGTCAATAAAGCTTAATACAAGCATGGAATATTTTATGAATATGCCTGTGAGGGAGCTTATAGAAATTGTTGAGGAGGTGAGTGAAATTGGCCAGTAAAAAAGAATATGAGATGAGGATAAAGATTGGCGGTAGAGTGGATGCCTCCTTGGGTAATGCTACCAGGCAAGCTATAAGTAATATTGAGGGCGGTCTGTCAAAGTTTGAAAACCGTATGAAGACTATAGGTAAGGTAGTAGCAAGTGTGACTGCTGGACTTGCCGGTGCTGCTACTGTAATGGGATCTAATTTTGAAGCACAGATGAAGACTGTGCAGGCTATAAGCGGATCCAGTGAAGCACAGCTTGATATTCTTAGTGAAAAGGCTAAGGAGATGGGTATTAAGACGGTATTCAGTGCTACAGAAGCAGGTAAAGCACTTGAATACATGGCAATGGCAGGTTGGAAGACTGCAGACATGACTCAGGGCATATCAGGTATCATGAATTTGGCTGCAGCATCAGGTGAGGACCTTGCAATGGTTTCAGATATAGTTACTGATGCGCTTACTGCTTTTGGACTTAAGGCAAGTGATTCAGCGCATTTTTCTGATGTACTTGCAGCAGCATCTTCTAACTCCAATACAAATGTGGCTATGCTTGGCGAATCTTTCAAGTATGTTGCTCCTGTGGCCGGTGCTCTTGGGTATAAGGTTGAAGATGTAGCTGCGGGATTAGGTCTCATGGCTAATCAAGGCATAAAAGCCGGTATGTCAGGTAGAGCCATGAAAAATATATTGTCAAATATGACTAAGCCGACAAAAGAAATGGCTGCGGCTATGCAGACACTTGGAGTCAGCTTGACTGATGATAGCGGAAATATGCTTTCTTTCATGGACATCATGAAAAACTTAAGAAAAGGATTTGCCGGCGGAAATCTAAGCGCAAAAGAGTTTGGAGAAAACTTACAGACGATCAGCGACGGACTTGAAGATGGAGAAATTTCAGAAGGAGAGTACATTGAAAAAATGGAAACTCTTATGACAAGCATGTATGGAACGGGTGCGGCGGAAAAGGCCAGACTTGCTAATATGCTTGCAGGTAAACAGGGTATGACAGGTCTTCTTGCAATAGTGAACTCTTCAGAGGAAGATTTTAATAAACTTACATCCGCCATACAGAATGCTGACGGTGCAGCGGAGAACATGGCAAATACAAGACTTAACAACTTGCAGGGTGATGTAAAACTTGCTCAAAGCGCATTGGAAGGATTAGCCATACAAGTGTATGAAGATTCTAAAGGACCTATGCGTGAAGGTGTGCAGATGTTTACCAAGTCTATTCAAGATTTGAATGCATATATAATAAAGAGCGGAGTGGCCAAGAATATAGGGAGAGCATTATCGAAAGGCCTTAAGCAGATGGAAGGTGCAGGGAAGGGCATTATTGAGTTCGGTAAATTCGCAATGAAACACTCAAGTGCAATCCTTGGACTTATATCAGGAATGGCAGCAGGTTATGCCACATTGAAAGCTGTTGTGATCGGGAACAAGATAGCAAGTGGAATATCAGCCATAACGATGGCACTTTCAAATTCTGTCACGGGAGCTATTGTGGTGGGTGCATTAGCCGTATCTGCAATAGTAGGAGTAACTACAGCTCTTAAAGCTATGAGAGTAGAAGCAGGCAACAGAAGCCTTAGTAAGCATTTTGGCGACTTATCTTTATCAATGAAAGAAGTTGATATTGTGGCGGATAGGCTTGTAAGCAGTAAGTCGCTTGAGGGTGTAAGGACTGCGATGAAATCATTTGATGAAGCAACTAAATCAATGGATGGCTTCACAAACAGTCTAAGTGCGGTCAGAAAACTCAACTGGCAAGTAGGCATGGGTATCAAGCTTAGTGAAGATGACAATACCGCATATAAAGATGGTATTGAGAATATGATCTCGTCGTTAAAACAATCTGTAACAAGTGAACAGTATGGTATGGATATGAATCTTGCCTCTATACTTGGAGATAATCCGAACATGGAAGGAATAAGAAGTTCATTTAACAATTACTATACTTCAGTATACTCTGAGCTTGACAGACTGGGCGAAGAGATGAAAAATGCAGTCAATGACGCATTCAATGACGGAATACTTGATATAGATGAGGCTAAGCATCTTGAAGAGCTTGAAAAGCAAATGGCCGATATGAAGGCCAAGTTGGCAAATGACAATCTACAGTCTTCTTTTGATGTTATCAATGCTTCAGGCCTTGGTAATCTTACACCGGAAAGCTTTAAGGATATCATATCTAAGACAACTGAGAAAGCGAATGAAGCAATGGCTACTTTCTCGGAGAGTCAGGAAAAAGCACTTGCAAGCTTGCATGCACAGTACAAGGATGGCTTTTTGTCAGAAGGTGAGTTTAACAGGCAATATGACATTATTATCAACAGCATACTTGATAATCAAGGCAAGACTATAGGAATGGCTGTAAGCTCACTTACTAAGAATATTAAGGATTCATATTCTACAGAAATGCAGGACTTGATGCCGGAACTGAATGATGTAGTAAACAATGCAATAAACAACGAAGGAAACCTTTACGCACTTAAAGAGCAAGGTGCGATAGCATTCACAGGCATTAAAGACAGTTTGTTGGACGGAATGAAAGTTGATTCGGCTACTAAAGAAGCTATGTCACAGTTGTATAAAGAGTTACAGCCTGACATGGAAAAGATGAATGCGATTGCAGAGAGCTACAAGAAGGCAGGACTACAAATACCTGACGAGCTGGCAAATGCGTTACATGAATCTGCTACTATAGGAGCATTGGCAGGAGATGAGGCGAGCCTTTGGTATCTATACGGTGAAAAGATTGCTAATGATCCGAATTATGCCGATATACTCAGTACAATGCAAAAGCAGGGAGTAGAGATACCGCAGGCATTACTGAATGGATTGCAGGCAAGCGGTGTACTGGATCAGGCAGGTAATATAGTGTATGGAAAGATAAATAATTCTGTACAGTCTGCAATGGCTACGCCGATAAAAGCCGTGGCCAAGTTCGATCTTGAAGCTATATATAATGTTAGCCCTAATGTACTTAGCAATAAGGCTAGAGCAGAGGCGCAGGCAGCAGCAGTAGGTAAGCAAATTGCAAGTCTAAAAACAAATAAGATAACAGGTTTGCCGGCATATGCAAGCGGTGGGATTATTGAAAAGCCTACCTTGGCCACTTTCGCAGAGGACGGACCGGAGGCGGCTATACCGCTTGACGGTTCAGCACGTGCTATATCTTTATGGCAAAGAGCAGGTGAGATACTTGGTACACTTGGTGGAAAGTCAAAGGCAAGTGGAAGCTTGGAGAAACTTGAGGGTACAGATACATCCGGAAGTAACGTTGTGGTGAACTTTTCTCCGGTACAAAACTTTTCTGCTGGTACTACGGCTGAAGAAGTTCAAAGAGTTAATGAACTCAGCTTTGAAGAGTTTAAAAAGATGTTCGACAGATATGTAAAAGATAATAGGAGACTGGGCTTAACATAAATGAGAGATAGAATATATATAGCAGAGTCGGGAGATACTTGGGACAGTATCTCCTTTAAATTTTATGAAGATGAGTTTAAGGTTGAGCTTTTAATGAATGCGAATAAGGACTTGATGCATATCTTTGTTTTCGGTGGTGGGGAAAGAGTAAAGATACCTGAGCTACCTGAAGATGTGAGCAGCTCTTTACCTGATTGGAGAAAGTAATGGCAAGGTATACGGATTTGAGCCTGGTATATGAGGGCAAAGAAGCAAGTAATATCGGTACGGTAGAAAGCTTTACTTATGTGGATGAAGCTGAAAATAATGCGGATAATATCAGCATTACTATTGACAATGTGGATAAAAGGTGGGCGAACGGCTGGACTCCAAAGCTGAATGATAAGATAGCAGCTATAATAGCCTGGACTGATGAGAATAATAAAAAGAATAAGATTGACTGTGGATCCTTTGCAGTGGATGACTTTTCGATATCATCAAGTCCTTTAACTTGTAGAATAAATGCTACTATAAAGCCTGTAAAAAATGAGTTTAGTGTGACTCCAAAGTCAAAACTTTGGAAAGATGTATCGGTAAAGCAGATAGCAAGTGAGATAACAAGTGCATCAAGTCTTAAACTTGTATATGACAGTGATGTGGAAGATAAGATAAAGGAGCTTGAGCAGTCCAATCAGACGGACTCATCTTTTCTAAAGTCTCTTTGTGACAAGTATGGACTGAGTCTGAAAGTATATGATAATAAAGCTGTAATCTATGATGTTGCAAGATATGAGGACAAAGACAGTGTAGCCGGCATAAAGCCTGATCAGTGTACACAGTGGACTTATAATAACAGCATTTTGGGAACTTACACAGGTGCTGTATTTTCATATACAAATTCTAAAGACAATAAGACTATATCTGTGACGGTAGGCAAGAGTGACAGGCTTTTATATATCAATGAATCTGCAGATGATGAAGCTGACGCAATGAAAAAAGCAATTGCGAAAGTGAATAAATCCAATAGAGACCTTATTACTATGAGTCTTGAGTTGGTAGAGCCTATGCTTATAACAGCTACAAATTGTGTAGATCTGTTCGGCTTTGGTGGTGAGATAGATGGTAAGTACTTTATAACAAGTATAAATCATAACATAGCAGGTAGCGGATACAGTCAAAGCCTTAGTCTTAGAAAAGTGATATCAAGGATAGGAGCCGGCGGTAAAGAAGATGGCCAAAAAGAAAGTGCTTCAAAAGAAAATAACAGTGCAGCGGATGGCATGGAATATATAGTGAAAAAAGGTGATAACCTCTGGAACCTTGCCAAAAAGTATTTGGGTAAGGGTGTGAAGATGAAAGAAATATATGAGGCCAACAAGGATGTGATCGAGAAGGAAGCGAAGAGACATGGAAAGAAAGATTCAGATAACGGTCACTGGATTTGGGAAGGAACGAAGCTGAATATACCGGGTGGAAAGAAGGATTCATGAATGATGTAATCAGGATAGGCAAAGTATCAAGTATTGATTATGAAAAAGGAATGATATCTGTCTACTATGAAGATAGAACCGCTATGGTAACAAGTATTATGCCGGTTCTTAGCAATAGCCGATATAAGATGCCTAAAGTAGGTGAGTCAATACTTGTAGCACATCTTAGTAACGGAACAAATGCAGCGGTAGTACTGGGTACAGTTTTTAATGATGCAAATGTCCCTAAGGTGTCAGGACAGAATGTGTACTATGAAGAGCTGTCAGAAAATACAATGATAAGCTCTGATGGTACAGATATAACATTGAAAGCAGCTGCAGGAAGCATAAATGTATCAACTCTTTTAAATCTTATAAAGCGTGTGGAAGCTTTAGAAAGAAGGTGATCATGAGAAAACTTGGAAGCTGGGGAAAAGACCTTGTATTTTCGGTATCAAGCGATAAAGTACTTACTTTTAAAAAGCTTAATAGAGAAGTCTCATCAAGGTGGGCGAATCATACTCCGACATTTGGAAAGCCTAAAAGAGAATTTTTGGGAGCAGATCTTGAAACGATTACGCTTGACATTACTTTGAACGCTTTTTTGGGTGTGAATATAACTAAGACTATTAAGAAACTTGAAAGTGCATTAAAGATCGGCAGAGCAAATTATATAGTGATTGGTGGTAAAAGGATTGCAAATTATAAGTTTAATCTGACAAAGATAAGTGAAGCTTACAATGTAGTATATAGAGATGGATTTATATCTGAAGCTGATATCACATTAACATTTACGGAGTATCATTGATGAATATTAAAGTGGATTTTACGACAGATAGCAGTATCGATACTGAGATTTTAACATCGATACAGACTTTATGTAGTACTTATGAAGGCACAATCCCTTTAGATAGACGGGTTGGACTTGATTCAAGTGTGATATCTGAAAGTATTGATATTTCAAAAGAGATAATTACTGCAGATATTTTTGACAAGGTTGAAAAGTACATACCGGAAGTAGAAGTAATAGAGGTTTCTTTTAAAGAAGGTGAAGACATATCAATGCTTAATGTATTGATAAAGCTGGGAAGGAGGGAAGATGTTTGAACGAGTTCCTGACGTGAGTTTTATTGATGATCTAAGACTTGAAAGCTTGATGGAAGAGCTTGTAAAAGAATATGAGAATGAATACAAGAGGATAACAGGTAATAATGAATACACTCTACCTAAAGTATCACCATATAGATTTATATTAAATGCTATATGCTTACAATTATTCCAGGGATTTATGTGGCTTGACAATATGGGTAAGATGAACCTCCTAAAATACTCAAGTGGACCGTATCTCGACAATATGGCTGTGGCGTTCGGCATTGAAAGAAAGATGGGAGAGCCAAGCAAATGTAAGATTCGATTTAAGTTATCAAGTGTGCAGACATCAAATATACCTATACAAAAGAATACAAGGGTAACAGATGGCAGCATATACTTTAGAACAACTAAATTTGCTGAGATAGCAGCAGGAAAAGAGTATATAGATGTAGATTGCGAATGTGTAGAGGTAGGCAGTAAATACAATGATATTGTAGCAGGCAGAATCAAGATACTTGTAGACAGTATTCCGTATATAGAAAGTGTATCAAATACAAATACTACAGAGTATGGAGCTGATGTAGAAGATGATGAAACACTGAGAGAAAGAATATTCCTGGCAAGCTCTACATATTCGGTAGCAGGTCCCATCGGTGCATATGAGTATCATACAAAAGCCTACTCAAGCCTTATATCTGACGTAAGGGTGACAAATCCGTCTCCTAGAGTGGTGGATATAAGGGTCGTTCTAAAGGGTGGAGAAAAGCCGGATACAGAATTTTGTAGAGGACTTAAAGAGTATCTGTCAAGTGATGATAGAAAGCCTCTGACTGATGTAGTGGAGGTAAATGCACCACAAGATACAAATTATAATATCAATCTAAAGTATTTTATAAACGACAGTGACAAGGCCAATGTCACTAATATCCAGGCAGCAGTTACTAAAGCCATAGAAGATTTTAAGAGATATCAAAGTGAGAGAATTGGTAGAGATGTAAATCCTTCCATGCTTGTGAGCATGATAGTAAATGCAGGAGCAAAGAGAGTAGATATAATTGAGCCGGCATTTATAAGTGTAGATGATGCACATATAGCAATATTGAAGTCGTCAAATATCACATATGGAGGCCTTGAAAGTGATTGATATTTTTAACTCTCATATAGTGGATGTTTTGCCACATAAATTCAAGTCCGATTTGGAAGTACTTGCACTAAGCTACGCAATAAATACTGTACTTAATAAATATTTTCAGGCATTAAATAAGAGTATGGTTATATCCGGCATTGATAATTTGAGTGAAGAGGTTCTTGACTTAAGAGCAATTGAGCTTGATATCCCTTACTATACTTCAGATATGGATATAGAGACTAAAAGAAGGCTTGTAAAGTCTGCAATAGCTTTATACAAAAAAGCAGGTACTAAGGCAAGCATTAGAGCAGTAGTTCAAACTGTACTTGGAAATGGCGAAGTGATTGAATGGGATAAGTTTAATGGAGTACCGGGCAGCTTTAAAATAGTTACAAGCGGATCAAGCGATACGGAAGCACTGCAGGAGCTTTCTAAGATTATAAAAAAGATTAAAAATGCCGGTGCAACATTGATAGCAGTAGAGAGAATAACAGATATAAAATCTACAGTCTATATCGGAGGCCTTGTACAAAGTGTAACTATACAGTCAGTGAGGTAAAAGATGGCGAGATTTAATACGCTTGTAATTACAAATGCAGGTATAAATATTATAAATAGAGCTATAAATGGCGAAAACTTGGAGTTTTCAAGCATAAAGATAGGCGATGGTACATATACAGGAAGTGAAGACTTGAAAACATTTACAGATCTTATTGGATATAAAAATACTTTTAATATATCTGCAGCATCGGTAGAAGGAAATATCTTAAAGATAAATGCTACAGTAAGTAATGAGAATGTAAATGTAGGATATCAAATAAAGGAAGTCGGGATATATGGCAAGGTGGGCAATCAGGAAACCCTGATCGCAATTGCAACTGCTATAAATCCTGACTTTTTAGCTGATAGGACAAGTGCTCCTGTAACTATCATAATGGAGTTTTATCTTACGATAGATAGAGCAAGTGAGATAAACTTTACATATAGCATACCAAGTGGAGTATATGTAGATGTTAGAACCTTTGATACAGGCTTAAAGAATATTGAGAACAGGATAAATCAAAAGCTTAATAAGGTGACAGTTGTAGAAGTTCCGGTAGGCGGCTGGGAAGGTGCTACGATATTTAAACAGCGAATAAATATTCCGGGAATTAAATCAAGTGATATTCCTATAGTAGGTCATAGTATAAGTGATAGCATATCAGATTCGGCAACTATAAAAGGCCTATGGAAAGCGTACAGCTGTCTTGATAAAGTTGTTGTATATGACGGCTATATAGAGCTCATATGCTATAGAAAGAAGCCACAAAGAAGCTTTTATCTTGCCGTGAAGGAGGTGTAATATGGCTGATGCAATTTTGATGGCAGGAGGCACTGGGGGCGTAAGTTCTGATGATGTGACTGCCGGCAAAACTCATGTTCTACAGGGGTATAAGACTGTCACTTCGGATAGTAATGATGAAGTGGTCGAGGGTACTATACCCAAACGTGGCACATGGTCCACAGCTTCAGAAGTGGTAAATGCCACAGGTGAAAGCACAGTCCATGTAAGGTTTGAAGAAGGATACTACAATAAAGATGGGCAGTATAAGCCTACAGCAAAGATACCCTATGTAGTTCTATCAAATGTATTGGGAATTGATGCAAATAAAATGCTTGATACACTGCAGGTTTCAGGTGTTAGAGGAACGATACCTATACGAGGATATCATGGTCCCGATAGTGCCGAGATGTGGCTATATCCTACTGAAGGTGGATATGTAGTAAGATTTGAGGAGGGATATTATCATAAAAGTGGAGATGGACTGTGGAAACCCTATGTTATTGCACCAACAGCCTTGGTAAAAGGCGCAACAAATTATCATCCAGAAAAGACTCTTAGCGATACAGTTACTTGTAACGAGCGTGGGCAGATTAAAATGGTAGATACTAAGCTGAATAACTATACTAACAATCAGGCACGAAACATTGGTATAGACAGTGGTAGAGGGAAGCTATGGATGGAGATGGGGCATGGTAATGCATATTATTTTAGGGATGATAATGTGCCCCACGTTGAAACTGATGCATCGAAGTTCGGAACAGCAGGAGCTGATAGTGTACTTCAATGGCAGACTGCATCTTCACAACATGGCATTAACTTTCAGGGAACAATCCCAAGGTGGATTTGTAACACTGGAGACGTAATATCAGCTTTCAATAATCCTGCCTATGGGCAAGGCTTTGCCTGGGATGATACATATGCAAATAGAGGTAGAGGAATTGTTGTAAGTATTCCAAACGGACAATTCATTCAAGGTGCAAATTGGGTGTTCTTACCTGCACCTTTTGTAAAGTCTGAAAACATACGTGAGGGTGTCAACATGTTTGGGATACCTGGAGGCATGAGAGATTATGGAGCAGGGCGAGTGGCTTTTAGGAATGCCACCTTTGACAATGTTTTAGTGTCAGGGGTGGCGAACATAGGATTGGGAAATAATTTAAACTCATATAGTGTTCCATCAACAGAGGTAAGAGATGGCATCATTAGATTTAATAATGGTGATACATCAAGAGGGGGTGGAATACATGAGTATTACGCAGATAGAAGACAAACGGAGAGCATAACACTTGCACATTCTGTTAATTTATCCCCTTTTAGGACTATTCGTTTAGGACTCAAGTTCCCGTATGGAGGACAATGGGGAACCAAGGAGGGGAACGGACATCTTGTCGGTATTCTTTGGGCTTTACCTACAAGCATAACACCTAATTATAATATTTCAAGGAATTCTAAAATACACCCAAATATCATAAAAAGAGTAGGTTATAATAGAAATATTATTCCAAGATATTGGGGAGGTGCTTATCCTAGTATATCTGCAGGCACGGAATATTTTGTTGATATAGATGTATCGGATTTACAAGGACATCATAGGATTGTTTTAGGAATAGGAGCAGAAAGTCCTGTGAGAAATGAAGCCACAATTCAGACTGATGTTTTTGTTACTAATTCTGTTTTAGGAATTAGCCATATAGAGTTTATTAATTAAAGGAGATTTTAAATGAGCAAATTAATATTGAAGGATAAGACAGAGATAGAGCTTAGTACATATTATGGTGATACATTTGTCACAGTGATAGATAACTTTGCAAAGCTTGACGAACTCAAGGACAGGCTTACTGATGCAAATACAGTGATTATGACAGTGCAAAGTGGCGGCGGAGAGGAGACTATAACAGGACTTAAACTGCAGGGTATAACTATAAATTTTGTAAAGGATGAGACAGGAGCAATTGCCCAAATGCAGGCATTGTTGATGTTTAGAGCTATGGATAAGGTAGAGCGAGTAGAGTCAACCTTAACAGGTAGAATAGATGCTCTATCAAACATGATGCTTGAGTTAATGAGTTCAGAAGAGGAGGAAGAAGGCAATGATGAGTAAGAAGAAAATAAAAGTATATGTTAGATTTTATGCATCACGAATCAAGTATGGATTGATGACAATAGATGAAGTGCCGGCTAAATATAAAGAAGCAGTTGAGGAGTTCATGAAAACTGATGAATACCTGATGATGTAGAGGAGCATGAGCTCTTTTTTTATTGCAGAAAGGAGTAGTTATATGTCTTTAGATCAGGCAATAGAGCATGCACTGGATGTTGCGAGTGAAACAGATTGTGCTAACTGCAGAACTGAATACTTGAAGTTAGCTGCATGGTTACAAGAACTACAAGAATATAGAAAGAGGGATGGAAAGCATGATTAAAATTGGGCAGGCGAGTCGTGACGAAAGAGGTAAATATAGCGGAGGTATAGCAGGCGATCAGGATAAAAAGGAAGTAGCGATTAGAGAGTGGTATAATCGTCCGTGGAATAAAGTTCTCAGACCGAAAAATCCTGTGATTGCAGGAAGGATAGCAGCTGCTATGGAGGATGCCTGCAGAAACGACAATATCGGATATGATCAGTATGAGCGAACCACTTTATATGACATTTGCAAAGCAAATGGATGGAATATAAAAGCAGTAAATCGACCCTGTGAAACTGATTGCTCTGCACTGGTTTCAGTTTGTGTAAATGTGGCAGGCGTGAGGGTGTCCGGAGGTATCTACACGGGAAATGAAGCTGCTGCATTGTTAAAGACAGGTGAGTTTGAATTGCTTGAAGCACCGAAGTATCTTATTACCGATGAGTATTTACGAAGGGGTGACATTCTTTTGTATGAATTTCACCATACTGCCATTGTGCTTGAGAATGGATTAAGAGCAGAGAGCGAAGTGCAAAAAAAGCCTTCATTTAAGCTTGGATGGAATAAAAATCATAACGGACAATGGTGGTACGCAGATAGTCCGAACAGTTATATTGCAGGCCGTTGGTCGCTGATAAATGGTCGCTGGTATGTATTTGATATGAAAGGCTATATGATAGTCGGATGGTTTAAACAGGGACCTGAGTGGTACTATCTGAATGTAGACGGAGCAATGCTAAGTGGTCAATGGATAGCAGTTGATGGTAAGAGTTACTATCTGCAGGAGTCAGGACTTATGGCAAGAAACTCATACATTAAGAGTAAAGATAAAAATATGTATTACTGGGTAGATTCGAATGGGGAATACAAAAAGGAATTTGATACGACTAATCCGGATCTATTTAAATATCAATTAGTAAAGTAAAGGAGAAGCTTATATGAGAGCAAGCATTTTATATTCAACAGTCGGGGTAGTAGGAGGATTTATAGCAATGGTCTTCGGAGGGTGGAGTGATGCACTTGCTACACTTATGATTTTCATGGGGGTAGATTATGTAACAGGGCTCATAGTAGCAGGCATTTTTAAAAAAAGTAAAAAGTCTGAAAGTGGAGCTCTTGAATCTAGAGCAGGCTTTAAGGGGCTATGCCGTAAGGGAGTAGCACTCCTTATTGTATTAGTTGCCGTTAGACTTGATATAATAATGCATACTACGTATATTAGAGATGCGGTTGTAATAGCATTTATAGCAAATGAATCAATAAGCATAATTGAAAATGCCGGGCTGATGGGAGTGCCAATTCCTGGAGTAATTGCAAAGGCTATTGATGTTTTAAAGGAAAAGGATGGAACTCCTGAGTCCAGATAATTTATCACTAAATTAAGCACATTAAAAAATGCAACCTTTTTTGCAACTTTCAGATAGAAGAATGGCTTATATAGGTAGGTTAAACGGTGTTTTTGTACTGACTTTTAATCAAGTTGTCCCGGGTTCGAGTCCCGGGTGTCTCAGGAATACAAAAGTGGCTTAAAACCTTTATTTATAAGGCTTTGAGCCACTTTTTTTAATTGCTGAGTTACATTGATTTGACTAAAATTTGCGCCATTTTGATGTCGCAAACGTGTCGCAAACTTCCTAATGTCGCAATTTTGTCGCACAGATTTAATCAAAAATATTGGCAATTGCAGACTGACAATCTTCTTTTTCTTCAAGTATATG